AGGGATTATTAGATAGATCAAGTTCGTGTTGACCAGTCCCACCAGATAGTGAAGGGTGCCTATCAGACCAGGTAGGCACCCTTCTTCATGCCAGCCGGTCCTATCGGCAGATGACCGGTCCGAAGGCGTCCGGGCTCACACCGGGCTCACAATGGGCTCACGAATCCAGGGGCTGAGAGGGCCCGGAGAGGCAGTCCAGCTACCCCGGCTCGGCAAGCCTGGCTTGCCTACACCGCCCTGGGGTGCCAGGATCAGCCGGTCAACTAAAGAGTTGGCCCCGGCACGGTCTGCAAACCGCCCGGGGCCCGGCCGGGAGGATACCCCGACATGCACATCCTAACTTGTGCTGCCGTTTGCGCGGCAACAGCCGCCGCTCTGCTCGTGAGCGGTGGTGCCTGATGAGTCAGGCAGTCAAGGCAGCTTTGCTCGCTACGAAAGATCTTGGCAAAAACGAACGGGCTGTTGCTATCGCGATAGCGGCGCACGCCAACCGCGAGGGTCACGCGTGGCCCAGCGTCGCCACGATCGCCGAGTACGCGGGTTGCTCGGAGCGGACCGTGCAACGGGCGCTCGCCCGTCTCGTGCAAGCCGGCCGGCTGGCCGTGACCACGGCGTCGGGGATCGCCACGCGGGTCTACCGGCTGCTGACCGCCAGGGCGTCAACCTCGCCTGAGGGGGTGACGGAACGGGCCCCGGGGGTGACAGATCAAGACGCCGGGGTGACAGATTCGGCCCCAGGGGGTGACAGCCTGGCTGTCACCCGAAGTTCCGAAGTTCAGGGAGAAGAGAAGCGCGCTGGCGCGCGTGAATGGCGTCAGTGGGTGAAACCCAAAACACCCCGGGAGCGGACGGCGTACGAGCGGCGCGGGGCCGCGCTCCCTGTCGCGGACCGGGCCGACCAGTGCCCCCGGCACAGGGGCTCCCCCGCCCAGAATTGCGGGCCCTGCCGGTCAGAACGCATCGCAGAGGAGACCTCGTGACAAGCGCGTCCACCCCGATCCATCCGTTCGCGCCCGGTTGCACGCTGCACGTGCGCGCGGGCATCGCGGGGGCCCGCGCGTTCCAGCTCCTTGTGCGGGAGCGTCGTGTGCACCCGGACGGCACGGTCACCGCGTGGGGGCACCAGGCCCGCCAGGACGACGGCAGCCTAGGGCAACAGCGGGCGGTAACCCTCAGCTATGGGGAGCAATTCGCCGTGGCGAATAGCCCGTATGACACTATTGCTACGGGCACCCACCGTGGGCGTGGGTGGAGTCTCGCCCGCAAGGACAGCACTGTCACATTGTGGGCTGATAACGGCGGCTGTCGGGAGTTCGCCTGCAAAAGCGCACCTGAGGCTGTGCACAAGTTTGAGGACATTGCCGCACAGCTCCGGGCGTAATCGGCATTCGCCGAGACGCAACCTATTGCGCCATGGGTCTAGTTCCGCTCTAGCAGTTGCGCCAGGACGCCCCGCCCGTCACACAGCGTGACAGTCCGGTCTATTGATGTGCCCGGTGTGGGCCCACACTCCCGGCACCGAATGGTGTCGAAGGTCACACAGAGTGGAAAAATTGCTGGTTAATAGGCCGGATTGCGACCGAAACAAGACACAAGACCAGCCCACCCCGACCACTACCCACCACCCGGTGATGTGAGGTAACGTATCGTAACTTCAGTTGTGACCACGGCGACCGGGAAGGACCCACCGATGCCTCGGGCTAAACGGCTCCCCCCGAATAGTGAGCTGGCCGCGATGCGGGGTGGGGGGAAGTCCGTTAAGGAAATCGCGCGCGAATACGAGGTTACCGAACGGGCGGTATATCTCGGGCTCCGAAAGGTGGGGGCGGTTAAGCCAACCAACCACTACCGGGACTTAGTTCCGTGGCGGGTGAAAAGGGATCACGACAACGCCTATCCGGCGCAAATGCTCCGGCTGCTTGGTAGACGGTTTGCAGGGGAGATCCTAAACCCCACCCTTGAGCGCAAGCTGAGGAATTGGCTCAAGAAATTGAAGGACGGGGATTTGGTCGTGACCTACCGGTCCGACACACCCCCAAACCCTGCCTCCCCGGTTGGCGGGTTTGCTTTGGTTGCACGAAAGCAGCGAGAGATCGGCCTAACCAGGGTTGAGCCGGGCGTGGAGACTCGGCACGGTGCCACGCCTGGCCCCACGCGAACCGAGGTTTTCGACGCCCTGGCCATCTAGCTGTCCCGTCAAGGGGCCCTGGTTGGGGCCCCTTTTCGATGCCCTTCGATTCGAACATTTGTTCGAGTGTTGCAGCCCATGTTACCGTCTTGCACCTAAACCGGGGTGCCCCACTTCGGACGGACGCCAGTAGGGCACCCCATATCTCGGCCGGGAAACTTCAGTCATGACCACGAACCGGGGGTGGGTATATGCACATGACACCGTGCAGCGGCAGCAGCGGCGATCGGTGGTTTAGCGATAATCAAGATGACATCAAGGCTGCCAAAGCGGGGTGTGGGAGGTGCCCACGCCAGCGGTTTGCGGCCTGCCGGGAACAAGGGTGGCAGTCCGAGCACGGCGTGTTCGGCGGGCTGTCCGCCGCTGACCGGCGGGAGCTGGACCCACTGAGGATGGCCCGTGCCGGCCGGGAAAACCGGCGGGCCGCAGACGAAACTGACCGGCGCATCATCCTGTCACGGAACCCATCCCCGCCCACGGCCGCCGACGCAACCCGCCAACGTGGACTAGAGATGGTGGCACGTGGTGCAACCTCGCGCCGCACAGCGGCAATCCTGGGGGTCGCTCCGGCAACCGTCCGATCATGGGTGCGCCGCAACAAGGCATCCTAACCGCCCCCGCTGTAACATGAATCACGATCGTGAATCACAGTGGGTAGGTGCGGGGGCTGGGAGGCGTAGTGCACAGTCGGGAAACGGTGGAAAATGCATTGACTCTGATAGCCGAATGCTTTCGGCGCGTTGATGACGGCGACACCAGACACCTAGTCTCGCTCGACATCCTGATTGACCACCCGGACACCCTCATACTCGTGAAATTTACGTTCGGTGATGCGTTGCCTCGTCTGGTTGGCTATGAGGCCATCTGGGCCGCAGAGTGCGGCGCGGAGCTGCCCGCGTGCGCCATCCGCCGGGTAGCCCCGGCGCACATCCTCCACCAGGAGCCCTGGGGCACCACCTCCACAGGATTTCCGAAGCAACGCGCATGGTACGGCGCAGCAAGCGCCACCTCGCCCAACTGATCTGACCCGTGGGCCCCAGGTGGGGCCCACCTTTTGGCCCTGAAACTTCAGTCATGACCAACTTTGGAGGTGCCGCCTATCGACCACCGCAGCGTCAGCCAACTCACCAGCTACAGCAGATGTGCGGAGCAGTACCGGCTAGAGCGCATCGCCCACGCCCCGGCCCGGCCGGCAGCCTGGCTCCACCAAGGATCCGCGTTTCACGCCGCCGTCGAGATGTGGGAGAGGGGAAACCGGCGGCACCACGAGGCAGAAATTCTCCACCAATACGAATCCGACTACGACCGCTTGATCGCTGCCGACATGGAGCGGCAGCCCGACATGACACAGTGGATGACCGGTGGCAGGGTTCGCGCCGAGGACGACATCAGCCGACGCCGGCAGCGAGGGGCCGCGCAGGTCAAGGGCTACCTGGATTGGGCGTCCGCCGATCCCGGCCGTGTGTGGCGGACCCCGGACGGGGAGCCAGCGGTAGAGGTCGAATTCCGGCTCGACCTTGACGGAGTGCAGGTCATCGGGGCTATTGATTGTGTGTGGCAGTACGAAACCGGGGAGGTTGGTCCTCGGGATTGGAAAACCGGCAGCAAAACCCCGGACTGGCCACTCCAACTAGGTGTATACCGCCTAGCTATTGAGGAATTGTACGGGTTCCTTCCAAAGTGGGGTGACTTCTATTTAGCTAAAGATAACAAACCGTTGCCGCCCGTGGACCTTTCCCGGTTCACCCGGGAATGGGTCACCCAACAGTTTAAGACACTCGACCATGGAATCGGGGAAGGAGTCTTTCTACCGAACCCCGGCCCGGGGTGCCGCACGTGTGGTGTTGCCGAGCATTGCACTGCCATCGGTGACCCGAACAGCCGCTACGCACTACAGCCCAACAGTTTTGGAGGGACAGGTCTTTTGAGTGAGACTAGAGACGATTTCGTTGTGAGTTTTAAGCCTCACAACGGCCACGATGCGCCGCTGCTGGTGTTCAAATCTGGGACAGCCGCCGGGCTGCTTGACAATATGGAAAGCGCGGAGGCAACCGGTCTGTTCGCCGTCATGGGAACCGCCGATAAGGCGCTGAAGGCTGCGTTTTCGCTTGGCGCAGAGTTGGGGGCAACCCCGGTGGAGCATCCGTCCACGGTGGCCCAGGGGCAGCAGCCGCCCCAGCATGCGCCGCCTTCGCAGCCGGTAGTGCAGCCCCCGGCGGCCCCCACGGCGGGCCCGCCGGGAATGACGCCCCCAACCTGTCCCCACGGCGTCAAGGCGTGGGTGACCAGCAAACCGGGGGCCGCGCGTCCGTGGAAGGCGTGGTTTTGCCCTGCTGGGCGGGACGACCCCTCTAAGTGCAGCCCCGAATGGGTTAAGTAGGCAACGGCTAATGGTGTGAGGTGTTAGTGGCACTGGGCCCGCCCAGGCGGGCCCAGTGGACGCTGGCCACAAAAACAATTCGTGCGTGGTGATTATGCAACGTGGGTCGGCGGGAGTCTGCCGAAAATGTGAAACTGGAATGCGCTGGTACTCCCCGAAGGGACACACTCGGTGGCGCTTGGCGTACGAAACGGGTAAAGGTGAGTTCGTGCGATTTCACACATCGGATGACTGCTGGCGTGCGCGTCAAAGCGCCGGAACTCATCGTAAGAGGCGAACTCGGGGCCGCTTCGATTCCTGATCTCGCGTCAAAGGAGGCACCTAATCCTCACTTTAACCAGGGCCAAAAACAGCAGAGGAAACAGCGGGGAACCCCTCCCCACCGTCTTCAACAGTCTCGCCAAAGAGGGAATCCACTTCCGGCGGGGACAATTCACCCTGGTTGCGGCAGCACCCGGCGTCGGAAAGTCCATTCTCGCACTCACCCTATGCCTTAAAGCCAGCAGCCCAGGCTATTACGCTTCGGCCGACACGGACGCTTTCACGACTTTTCTCCGCGCCGGAGCGGCTGTCACCGGATGGTCAACAAAAGACATTGAGAATGCTGTAGCCTGCGGCAACACTGCCGAGGTTGACGCCAAGCTGAACGCACTATCGTTTGTGCGGATGAACTTTGACGGCAGGATCGAACTAGATTCCCTGGAAGCGGACGTTAAAGGCTTCGCGATGATGTACGGAGAATGGCCGCGATTCATCATTATCGACAACCTGTCAAACATGGAAAGCGACGGAGAAGGGTTTCAAGCGCTTGAATACTCATGCGACTATTTGCACGAGCTGGGCCGGAAAACCGGTGCGGCGGTGATCGCGCTCCACCACGTCACCGGAGAATACGACGACGGCATAAAGCCGGTGCCGCTATCGGGGTTGCGGGGGAAGATATCGAAAGTTCCGGAAATGATCCTCACCCTGCACAGGAGCCCGGACAGTACCCGGCTGTTCGTGTGTCCGGTCAAGAACCGTACTGGCAGGAACGCTGCCGCCGGGAATTGGAATGTGGCGCTGTCGTTCGATCCGCCGAGGATGCGGATCGAAGACCTACCAGGCTAGAAGGGGGTTTATGCGTAGCTGCGTTGTGTGTGGCAGTGAACTCACGGGCAGGCAGCGGCTGTTTGACAGTGATAGGTGCCGGAAACAGCAGGCCCGAGCAGCCTGGATTCAGGCCACGTACGGGCTGACACTGCGCGACTGGGACACGATTTGGCGGCACCAAAACAGGTGCTGCGCCATCTGCAAACGCCAACCGCGCCCAGGCGAGGCGTACCACGTTGACCACGAGCACGCCCAGGGCCCGGCAGGGCCGGTTAGGGGCATCCTGTGCCCCCACTGCAACACCCGCCTTGTGGGGCGGCTCAAATCGGCGGAGAGGGCACAGGCGCTAGCAGACTATCTGCTGTCCCCTCCCGCGCCCGCCGCTTTAGGGCGGACCGTGGTAGCCCCTGGTAGGCCACGTAGGAAACGCGCCCGACGCAAGAGTGTTGCACCCAATGATAGGTTGAAGGAAGGCCGGCGGAAATGACCGCAGAAAAGCCTCCCATCAGCCGAATCTTGGAACACTACGGGGCCCTGTTTGTGCCCACCGGGGGCGGCTGGAAACGGATGCGCTGCCCATTCCAAGAAACGGACAGGAACCCTTCAGCATCCGTCAACACCACTCTTGAGCGGTTCGCCTGCTTCGCCTGCACAGTAAACGAAGACGCTTATGGGCTTGTCATGTGGAGAGGAGACGCGTCTGATTTCGTTGGTGCCAAACAGTTCATCGAAGACCTTTATGGAGAACGCTACGGAGACGTACCACCGGAGTCTGATCGGGGACGAAGGCCAGGCCGCCGCAGAGTATTTGACGACCCGTCGCCTCTCCCAGGGCAGCGTGAAATCCTTTCGCCTCGGATACGTCGCCAACCCTTTACCGGGGCATGAAAAATTCGCGGGACGGTTGTGCATCCCCTACCAAACCCGCTCCGGTGTCGTCTCACTGAAATTCAGGGCCATCCCGCCGACAGCAGACCCAAAGTATCTGTTCGTCCCCGGGGATTCTCCCCGACTGTTTAACACGCCCGCACTGGATCACCATCAGCCGTTTGTGTGTATCACCGAAGGCGAAATTGATTGCATCACCGCTACGCAAGCCGGTTTACCGGCGGTTGGTGTGCCTGGTGTTGACGGGTGGAAACCGTTTTGGGCCAGATGCTTTCAAGGCTACGACGCCGTATTTGTCCTGTGCGACAACGACGATAAAGGGCAGGGTGCACGGTTCGGGGAAAGAGTTGCCGAGCAGGTTCCCGGCTCCCGTGTGGTGATGATGCCGGAAGGCCATGACGTTAATTCGTTTGTGATGGCGGAAGGCTTTTCCGCGCTGATCGACAAGATAGGAATGCGACTGTGAGCTTCAATGTTGGTGACCGGGTTCGAATTATGGCGTGGCCGGTGAACGGCCACAAGATCGGAGATTTCGGGACCATTGATCGGGTAACCGAAGACGGCTACGACGTTCGCGTTTCGGGGGTGCCTGGCCTCGGTTGGTATGAGCCGTATGAATTGGAGACGGCAGCTATGCAGACCGTTTCCCGGATGCTGCCCGTGGTGCCCTACGGGATGACGGCAGACGACCTAGCCCGGTATGTCGGCGAGTTCGTAAATGCTGCCCGCGAGCGCATTCTAAACATCGGCGCAGAGCAGTACGACCATGGTTGCAGGCAAGCATTTGAGGACATGAATCTGTCCGCTTTGCTGAACGCGACGCGGGAAGAGGCGCAGGACTTGGCGGGGTACGCCGCGATGCTCGACATACGAATCGGGCGGATTCTCGCCGCACTCGACAGCAAGGAGGTTTCCTAATGGGGTGGCGGAACCGGGGAAAAGGGGTGCCAGGAAAGGCGGAGGGCCCCTACCAGCCGGACACGATCGTATCCGGGTTTGAGTCGGCAATCCCAATACGGAGGCTTGCCGCTCTCTACGTCGAAAACGGGTGGCCGGTCGCGCTAGATGGCCGGAACTTGGAGGACGCAACACCCGAAAAGATCCAGCTCATTGTTGCGTCCCTAATTGAGGACATGATCGCCAATCAGGACGCGAGCTATACGACCGCATACCGGCTGCTGGCGATCCGGGACGAGGACTTTCCGGGCGACCTGGACGTGTATTTGTATGTCGGCCGCGCCACCACCGAACCCGCCGACGAAACGGGAGTGAACGCCGCTTGACCGAACGAATCGTCATCCTACCCGACACACAATTTCCACTCCACGATCCGATATTCACCGAACGGCTAGCCCGGTTTGTTTGGGACTATCAGCCCGACAAGCTAGCGCATGTGGGTGACCTCACCGACTCGTCCGAGCTGGGCCGGTGGGTACGAGGACTAAGGGGCCAATTCATGGGCGGTTTGGAGGGCGGGTTCGCGCAAACCCGCGAATGGCTGTCCCTCATCCGCAAACACTACGATGGGCCCTTTCATCTGTCCCGCGCAAACCACGATGACCGGCTAGAAACCGCCATCGAAAGGCACCTCCCAGAACTAGCCGGACTGACCATCAAAGGGCACACGATCTCCATTGAAAACGCGCTCGACCTTGACGGCTTTGGGGTCACCTACCACCGGGACTATCACGAGATAGCCCCCGGATGGCTGCTAACCCACGGGGATTGGGGAACCCTATCCGACATCCCCGGGAACACGGCACTGTTGCAGGCTAAACAGCTCGGCAAATCAGTGGTGTGCGGACACACCCATCGGGCTGGACTACTCGCTGGGCCCCTGGTCTCCAATCATCAAAACATTGATGTGATGGGTATGGAGGTTGGGCATGCGATGAACCCGAAACACGCCCTCTATTTGAAGGGCGGCAAAAACAGTTGGCACCACGCATTCGGGGTGTTGCGTATCGAGCGAGGCAACCGGAAACGTGCCAGGGTGTATCCGCAGCTAGTCATGGTGGCGTCTGACTATTCGTTTGTTGTGGACGGCCAAAAGTGGAAAGGGGTACGCGGATAGTGACTAGCCGCATGGATGAGGTTGTTGAATTGTTGCCGATTGTGGAGCGGGCAGCCAAACAGGCAGCACACATGTACGGGATCGACGAAAATGAAGCGTTCGGGTTGCTGTCCCTAGAGGTTGTAGAACGGTCACGCGACTACCTCATTCTTTTTGAGGAAGGGCACACCGGGCTGATAGCCCGCCGGCTCAAAAATGTTGCTGCGGTGTACTCCCGGGGCGACCGTGTGAAGCGTATGGCGGAAACCGACCAATACTATTACGAGCCCGAATATGTGCGCCTCTTCTTGCCGTTTTTCTTCGCTATTGAGGATTGGGAGAACGGGCCCTCCCCGGACGATGCGACCGGAAAATGGGCGACCGGGGAAGCCGTTGATACCGCCCTTGACATCAAAGCGGCGTGGGGCCGGTTAAAGGACTGGCAAACCAGCGTGATCACGGTCCGGCATATTCTCCGCCCCAGTGACCAGGGGCAGGTCGACTGGGATGGGATTGCTGAGGTGATCGGCCGGAAGAACGGCACTTCAGCGCGGGAAGCGTACGCATCCGCCACCCGCGAACTGACCGCAGAAATGAATGCCTCCCGGGACCGCCGGAACGGCGAACACGAGGGGCCCGGGGCTCGCACACCAGTAAGCGGCGCGTCAGCCCAGAAAACGGTTTCTGACGACCAGTAGGATTGGAGGACCGGCATGCAGGTTACGTTCACGATCGGTTGGCTTGTGTGGCTCGGCGCGTTCGCGGTATGGGAGGGGATCGCGCTTTTCAACAGCAAACCCGGTGACACTCTATCCGAGCATGTGTGGCATTGGTTCGGATACAACTACAGGAGGGGGCAGCCCCGGGAGGTGTCGGGGTGGCTGAGGGTCCGCAGATTTACTGGGCTAGCGATTATCGCCTGGCTTGCTGCGCATTTCCTCACTGGCGGTCTGTTTTGACGGTGCGGGTCCTCGTGACGGGCTCCCGAGCCTGGACAGACACACAGGCGATCGTGGACGCGCTCACCCGGGTGCGCGAGCACCAGGAGGCCGCCGGACAGGACGGCACCGATGTGACCCTCGTGTCCGGTGCCTGCCCAACCGGGGCGGACGCCATCGCGGAGGAGACCGCAGAGCGCATGGGGTGGCGGGTTGAGCGGCACCCCGCCGACTGGGCGCGGCACGGCCGGCGGGCCGGATACGTCCGCAACAGTGCGATGGTGGAGTTGGGCGCAGACCTGTGTTTGGCGTTCGTCGTGGACGGATCTCGGGGGGCCGCTATGACAGCAGGGCTCGCCCAGGCCGCCGGCATCCTCACGGTGGTGCACCGGGCGGGGCGGTCGTGCGGGGTCTAGACCGAACTGTATGATCCGAGCGAAAGTGGGGGAGGACGACGCCAAGCGCGACGCCCTCCCGGGTGTTACCTCTTGTCTGCTGGGCGGCTACTCGACAGACGCGCGCAAACGAAGGGCCCCACCTTCCCGGTGGGGCCCTTCACTCTTCCTGATAGCACCGGGCGGGGCGGGTCCGGTAGGCTGCCTGCCGAACCCCGCGCATCGGTTCTGCGATCGAAGTTCCTTGCTGACACTAGGGACAGGGGTTCCTGAGGGCCCCCGGCTACGGCCGGGGGCCCTTTGCTATGCCCTGGCGACAAAGATATCCCGCATTTCTTATCGAAACTTCAGTCATGACCGTTGACACCGGTTCGGAGTTCGGCAATGATTAGAGCTGTCAGCAAGGAAAAGATCGAAGGGACAAGAACTGATGCGTGCAGTCCGGATCTTATTTACCGGTGAGGACGGCCGGCGACCCTACGTAATGGTTGACACCGTCGCGAGCGCCACTCCCCGCGAGCACCTAGAATCGCCCGACAAATTTCGGAACTACGCCATCTCGGTAGCCCTAAAGGCCATGATCGCATCCCCCAAGTATGGGGATGCATGGGTGAAAGCATCGACGCACGAGGTTCACGACATCGGCTAACAGCCCACACGGGGGCACCCCACCCGGGGTGCTCCCGCCTATCTGCCACCTCTAGAAAGGAAACGGTTGTGCGGCTGTTACGTCTCGTTGTTGGACTCGGCACACTTCTAATCATCGCGGGAGGGTTCACCCTCAGCTACGGCAAACTGAACAAGGTTGCACTGATAGCCGGATACGGCGACAAGGCGTGGATCTATCCCGCAATCGTTGAGGGCTTCAACGCGCTCGCGATGCTGGCAGCATTCCTCCGCCACGGTCAGCGCGGAGCTTGGTACCCCTGGACTGTCGGACTCATGGTCTTTGCATACAGTTTGTGGGCAAACGCTGTGCCTGAAAGCGTGCCCGTAGAAATTGTTAGTGCCGTGCCTGTGCTGTGCATCCCCCTCAGCGTACACATGCTCCTGATCATTGCCGGTTTCGTGGACAGCAGGCAGGCAGCCCTAGAGGCAGAAATTCACCAAGACGAACAAGAGCACGGTTTGAGTATATTCGGGGATGCGGTCCCCGAGGATTTCGGGCCGGAGGCGTCCGCCCCGGTGTCGCCAGCACCCGAGGTGGAGACACCAGTCCCCGCCGGCCCTGGGCCGGACGCGAACCCAGCCATCACACGACGGCAGCGCCGCTCCAAGCGGAGCGCGCCAATGGCAGACCCTGACGTACTGCGTCAACTGGCTGAGGAGGCGAAGACCCCGGAACACAAGAAGTTTTGGCGAGAACAGCATTCGCGGCGGCTAGAGGCGGAGAGCGTCTGATGAGGTACGCGGTTTGGTCCGACAATGAAGAAAAGTTCATCACCCGAGACGAGCGGTACCGGAGTAAAGCCGAGCAGGATCTAGAGGACCTGATCCACTATGGGGAGGACCCAGAGGGGTTGTGGGTGGCAGCGCTGTGCCCTCATCATGTAGATGAAGCGCAGCCACGCTATGGGTGCGCCTACAGGCACGAAACCTGGTGATAGTGGAACATTTTCCGACCGGCGGTGAGCAGATCACCTCCGAGTGGTGATGATCCTAGTGTGGGGGGTAGCCGCCAGCTACCCCCCCCGCTTTGGTCCGCCGGCAAGCAGGGAGAAGGCCACATGCGCACACGCCTCGTCGCGTCCATGGCTGGCGTCCTTGTCGGCCTGACACTCAGTTGGCTGGTCGTAACCATCGCCCAGGGCGACAGCGACAGCCCACCGGATGACCCTGTTGTGTGGGGCCCACCGCAGCCGACCCCGGCGGCACAGTCCACGGTGTTTGGTGTGGTGGCCCTGATGTGGTCCGCCGGGTGCAGTGATCCGCAGAGGATCGCAGTCGATCCGGGCCGGTCCGAGATGGGCACCTGCACCACTGAGGGCGGGCACGAGGTGGCCGTGGCAGTGTTTGCGCCCGGGGCCCAGGCCGCATGGGTAAAGTCCATAACCTCGCACGGCTCAATCGTGGTGGAGGGGGACCGGTGGGCTGTCGCTGGCCTGGACGCTGCCGGGCCGGCGGAGTTTGCCGCTGCGGTCCCGAACTGACCCCGGCCTGTCGTGCTGACCGCCCGCCTCGGCTCGTCTCTCGACCGCAACCCTGGTCAGCCTGTATTGAGCGCCGAAACCGGCGCATGCTACACTCGCAGCCGTCCCCGCCAACGCGGGGGTGTTCCATCGCTTAGCACCCGGTGCGAATCGGGTCAAGTTTTGTCCCCGCCGAAGCGGGGATCGATCCCCACGCATGTGGGGGTGTCACGGTCGTCGGCCGGATCACAGTCTCCTATGGAGACACTTCCCCACGCATGTGGGGGTTACAGCAGAGCTAAGCCCCGGGCCCATCAGCCCGGGGCTTAGCTATAGATTCAGCGGGCCCGCACCGGGGCGTACAGCGCGTTTTCGCTGCTCTCCCATTCCCCTTCGCGGACCCATCCCGCGTTCTTAAGCGCCTCGTCGGCCTCACCGGCCACCCCTATCCTCCCTTCCTCATCGTCAACACGGGTGGCCAGCTCGGCCGTGTACAGGGTCTTGTCGCCCATCACGTGCTCGGGGGTTTCGTCGCCATCGCCGTTGAGGCGATATCCGCCGATCACGGCTTCAGCAATGGTTAGGTCACAGTAGTCACCCGGGACAACATCCCAAGCCGTGCCAATGCAGGCAACGTGAGTGGTCATGAGTTTCTCCGTTTCTGGCGCAGAATCTTATTGATCACAGACTGACGCACACGCCACCCGATGTCAAGCACTACTTGTCATCTGGCGGTTGAGCTGCCATCATGACTGGGCAAACAGCACCCGACAGTGAGGGGCCCGCATGAGCAACAGTGACGACACCATTGACCCATACCGGTCTGACATCACCGCCAGCGATCTCGCAGACCAGGTGGTGAACGCCCTACTGCAAGACCACGATGCAGTACGGCGCTACGGGGCCATCCAAGAGCTACAGGGCGGGCGGCTACGCGATGTAGCCGCTTTAAGTCTCCGGCAACTGCGCGACGAACACGGTACGACCGAGGCGGCAGCAAAAGCAGTCGGCGTCAGCCGGCAGGCGGTGGCCGAACTCCTCGGCAAAGCCGGGGCTCCGGGCGCGCGGGACGACCGACGCACCAAGCATTCCCCGGCGTACGGCTACGGGGCGTGGCTCGCCGTGGCGCGGGCTTGCGCTTCCTCGCTCCGCAGCGAGACGGCACGCGAGGAAGCGATATCCCAACTCTACGATCTCGCCGAGAAGGCATCGGCGACGCTTGCTCTAATCCCGAAAGTCACAGCCACAGTACAGGGGACCTGGCTACCAAACATTAGGGCTAACGGTCGGCCAAATCTCGCTGACGCGCTGGCAGAACAATTGGATGATGCGTACATCCAATTTGGCGAGTGGGTCGCCAACCGGGCAAACGACCCACAGCTGACGCCCAAGGAGCAATCCGAAGTTTGGTTGGGCTATCACGGCGAACGCGCAAGACGGCGAAACGCCACATAACCCGGGCCCGTAAGACCAGCGCAGACAGAACAGCGCCCCACCTACAGGGTGGGGCGCTGACTGGTCATGCACAGCTAGCCGACACAGGCAAACCCCATAGCCTCCGGCAGCGGGTGTCTAAGGCCGCACAGTGGACTGTGTTCAATCATCAAACGGCGTACCCGGGTGCGCCGCCCAGGTCGCCACTCAGGCGGCCCGCCCTAGACACGCCACCGCCACCTCTACCCCCGCCTCCGGCAGCAGCTCCGGCAGCAGCCACCGAAACGCGCTGTCTTCCAAACTCCCACCAAACCACGCCCACCGCTGGCGTCCGGCAACGCAAACACTCACCTGCTCCGGGCCGGGCCGCCCCGAGAACAGCCAATCCGAAAGCGCCTTCTCCAACGTGTCCCACAGCCGGACTTCCGATTGCCACACCGCCAGCACACCATCGCCAGTCACCTCGGCCGTGGCGTACCCGCCACAGGCCCGAATGGTCAGGCCGAACCGAATTCCGTCCTCGGTGTGCTCAATCAGGCTGGCCTCAGGCAGGTACAGCCGGAGCCATGTCCGAAAATCCGCGTGGTCAACGGCGGCCAGCCCAAACGAGCTTGTACCGAGGAACGGAAGATCCTCACAGTCGGCCGGAAAGGGCCCAACCAGTACGGGCTCATCAAAGGTGAGCAGATCAGCCAAGGTAACCGTCAATGGGCCCTCAAACAAAACTCCACTCCCTTCAATAGGGTGCCGTGTTCAAGCACGGCAACCACAATAGACGCTGCGAGTGCACCCAAGCACGTGCCAATAGCCATCGATATTCAAATGCGCGAGCTTCGGCCCCATAACGCAGCACACAGTCACGAAGTGCAGGCAGCACTAGGCTGCCCGCACTTCACGGCCGCTAGAGTTTATTGTGACTCGTCTCCACCTCTAGGGCCTGACGCATCGCCGGTGTCACTTTCCCCAGATCCATTTCGCGAAGATACTCAATCAACAGGTCCCGCACACGGGCGAGCGTCGTCGGCAACGCCCCCGACTCCAACTCCGAGGGCGGGACAATCGCGCGAAAGCGGGGGTCATTCAGCGCAGTTCCGGTCAGCCGCTCCGCGAACCATTGCGGCGTCCGCTCTTTGACCACGAAGGTCAAGTGCACGCTGGTCTCCTGAGAATCCCGGGAGTGCGGGTTGTGCACCCATCCCCTTGGGAGAACCAGGACGTCCTGGGCCGCCAGCTCTACTGTCAGGTCCGGGCCGGCATCCTGCCACTGTGTCACCCATTCATCATGCCAAAGGTTCGTGGACATCGAATGGTCGCGCCAGGGTGCCTGAACCTTAGGCTTAAACAACTCCCAGGTCTTCGTCCCCTCTAGCTGCACCACAATCCCCAGATACTGATCCCAGTGATAATCAAGCCCCTGAGCGCCCGGCGGTGTAATGAATGCGGTGACATAGCCTGAGCAGCCGGTCTCCGCCTGAATACCCGCGCAGACAGCGCTTAGTGGTGGGTGCCAGCGGTTCAGTTCACGGAGCTGGATGGTACAGCCGTGTTCGAGCAGAAGCTGCGCGCTTGCCGGCATCACCCGGTCGTCCAGCGTGAACCGATTGGGGTGGAGTCCCTCCCCCTTATGATAGATGTTCACGTAGTCGCCCGGTGCGCAACCCGCGTCCAGGAGGCTCCGAATCGTCTGAGCATTGACCACCCGCCCAATCGGGCTGTCTGGTGGTAGCTTGAACGTATGTGGGCGCTCCGGCCATTCTTCGATAATGGCGGCTGCGGCCGAGGTGCCGAGGATCAATTCGAGGGACATAGCTCTCCCAAGCTTTAAGTCAGGTCGGCGGCAGCGGGCACGGCATATCCACCTTGTGCCGGTGTGGGCAACAGATCGCAGCAAGTACCACTACACGATTACCGCTCGCGCTCGCGGTGTAGTGCCAGATCGCGTCACACCCGGCCACCAGCCCCGACCGAGTATGCATCTGGCGCGCCTCCAGAGACAGATAGCTGAGTGTTGGGTCGGGTGGCTGTGCCTCGTATTCGCGGACGAGCCAATCCAATGTATCCTGCGCATCTGTCCACGTCCGCTCCCGTTGGGTTTGAGCGGTGCGCAGCAGGTAATGGCCCGTCTCAAGAGGCGGGGATGTCGCACGCAAGAAGTCGGGAGTCGCCACACCCCCCGGACCGGGCCGACGTTCGTGATCATGCTCTCGCCCAAAAAACTGGTGCGGTCCTGTCCAAGGGCCGTAGCCGTGCCAATGGTGCGTCATGCTTCCCCCTGATTGGAGGGCCGGGCCGCGTTACGGCCCGGCCCTAGGTGGATCAGATCTCGCCCTGCTGGAAAGCCTCAACAAAGTTTGCGATCTCGTCGCGAGTGAACCGCAGAGTGGGTGAGTCCGCCCCCAGCTTTGAGTCACCGAGGATCAGCGCCCCATCGGTGCCGGGGATGAGTGCCGCCGCTACGCAGCTCTCCATGGTGTTCGTGATGCCGCCACCGCAGAGCTTGCGGAGGTTGACCTCCGTGGCATCCACTGCGTACAGGTCGATCGGGTCCATGAGAAGATCCCTTCAGGTGTGTCACAGTTGCGGGGATTCGGTCCCCGCGCCGTGGTGCACCTTCACCCCGGCCTGGCCGTCTGCTTTCCACGGGAGGCGGTCAGGCCGGGCGTCTCTAGGTGAGCGGAACGACCCCATCGCATTTGACGTACAACTCGCGACGGCGTACCGCGTTGCCCGGTCCGTCAAGCTCGTAGCCGTCCAGCCACGTCCACCCGTGGTAGGTGGGCCGGTCGAGGACTCGGATCACCCGAAGCTTGATCGGGTAGACGAACTGCGGAGAGGCGCGTCGGTCTAGGCGGATCGTTTCCCCTGCCCGCAGCTTGCCGGCGGTTGTTTCGGACTGGCTGATCACCTCAGGTGCCTAATCAAAATCGCAGCAAAGACGATCAACAGCACAAGCGCCGTAATCCACTTCTGCCGGGTTGTCGGTGGGTCAATGTTCGGCGGTGGCTCCCTGCGTACCCGGTCCCCGTCCGGCACTGGGGGTGCGCTGAGCGGGTCGGGGGTTGCCCGCAGCTCCCGGGGTCTGCTGTCGTCGGTCATCACAACCGCCTCAGACCGGCCAGTACAGCCTGCAAAACCGCTAGGTCCGGAGGGCCGGCATTCAACGCCCGCAAGGCGTCTTCCGGGTGAGTCGTGTAGTACACCCGCGCCCGTCCGATGGCGGACGAACTTCGTACAGACAGATCGGTTGCAACCGGCGTGTAGGGGGTTGGCGGAGCTGCCGCCTCCTGGTCGACTCGGTACCGAGCGGCATTCGCCTTCGTGCCTGTGATCACGCCCAGGAGCAGGCCAAGCGTGCGCGCAACGGCGGCTACAGAGATCATCATTGGCGTGGTGGCAGACATGGCAGCCCCTAAATGTGAATGGATGTTGGTAAACCTCCCCACCCCCTGCGGGGGTGGTTCGACAGCGCCTCCAAATTGGTCCGGCACCGGCCAGCGCTGCCGGGTTCTACCATGGGCCCGATGCGCCTAATCTGCATAGGTGCCCGGCCATGTTGGAGGGCGAGTGAGGAGCTATGGCGAACATGTGGGGAGGGCGTGGGGAGAGCGGGTCTGATTTTGGGGAGGGCGTGGGGAGTTCGGGACTGATTTTGGGAAGGTTTGGGGAGATGGTCATGACCGCCGGAGAGATCCTGCTAGACGAGTTGCGCCACGCCCGCACGTCGCGTGGACTCAGCCAAGACGATTTCGGAAAAATGATCAGGTATTCGGAGACCCACGTGGGCGCGGTGGAGAAGGGGACACGTCACCCGACCAGCAGCTACGTTGGCGCGATTGACAGCGCGTTCAAAACCGGCGGCCTCTACGTGCGGCTACTAGAGCGTTTGTCGGACCTCAACGATGAGCCGCTTTGGTTGCATGAATGGATCACCATAGAGCAGCAGGCTCACACGCTACGCTGGTATGAGGTGGCGTGGGTGCCTGGCATACTGCAAGTTGAGGCGTACGCGCGGGCCGTCTTCGGAGGTGACGACAGTCTGACCGAAGAGGAGGCCCAGAGTCGGGTAGCGGCCCGTATGGCTCGACAGCGGCCCCTAATCAGTGACACTCCACCGCAGTTGATGGCGATAGTGGACGAAAGCGTCCTTCGTCGTCCCATCGGTGGCGCGGCCGTGATGCGCGAGCAGCTATTCCACCTAGCCAGGCTCAACCAAGAGAGTCGACGAACCCGAATCCACGTCGTACCTGCCTCCGTGGGTGTGTACAGCGGCCTTGACGGGCCGTTCGTGATCGCAACCTCGGCGGACCTGGGCGACATGGGGTACCTTGACAACCGACTTCGGGGTCAAGTGCTAGAGCGGCCCGCCGAGGTTGCAGCGCTCCGGGAGCAGTGGGAGGCCACACTTGCCGAGACGCTGACCAAGACCCAGTCCACCGACCTGATATTGGATGTGGCGAAATCATGGACTTGACCGGCGCACGCTGGCACAAGAGCACTCGTAGCGGCACCAACCAGGGGGCGTGTGTTGAGGTTGCCGGCAACCTCCCCGGCGTCGTGGGTGTCCGGGACTCCAAGGACCCGACCGGTCCGGCGCTGGTGTTCGGGCCGGCGGCGTGGCGTTCGTTCGTCGCGCAGCTCCCCGAGCAGCACTGACCCACCACCAGGGCGAGACCCCTCTAGAAACACAAAAAGAGCCCCAACCCGGACCATCCCGGGTTGGGGCTCTGCTGTGCTACCGGCCGGCGTCGGCCGGGCCGGTGCTGGTGTCTGGTGCTGGTGCTGGTGCTGGTGTCATCAGGGCGTCCGTCACCTCCTGGCGGTGCCGGCCGACCGGCACCACCTGTGAACGGGTGACGATGGTGAGCGCGGCCAGGACGACACCGCCGACCGCGACGTCGACCCCGGGCGGCACAGGCAACCCAAGCACCACCAGGACAGCCATGCCATATTTGAGCAAATCATAGAGAACGACCGGGTTGTCTTTGACGTACCGCAAATAGTCCACAAGACACCCCCTCTATCGGGTGATGAGTGACGTGTGGGTTTGCCGGCCCACAATCCCATCAACAAGCAGCTTCTTCCGCTTCTGATATGAGCGGACAGCCGAATCCGTCTTCGGCCCGAAAATACCGTCAATGGAAAGCCGCGCCCCGTGCGCATTCAGCAAACCCTGAACATTCTTGACGGACTGACCCCGGGAATTCCTTTTGATGGTGGGCAGGGACATGATCAGTTTCACCGTCCAATCAGACGTAGGGGGAGCAGGAGTCGGGGCGGTCGGGGTGCCTAGTTCGCGGCGGACCGCATCCACCAGATAGGCGCGCGGGAAGTTCGGGCCGGGGTCAGTGTGCGTAGTCCCGCCCCAATACCGGCGCATATCATCATGGGTCACAAACCCCCTAGTCCTACCATCTCTAGCCTGACTAGCGGACAGCCATTGCGGGGTGATTTTGTGGGTGCGGCACACATCCGCAATCAGCGGCGCAACCCGATCAATAGCCCGTTTCCAGTACGCCTCGGACCACGAATTACGCCCAATCAGTTCAACCGCAACCGCGTGCCTGTTACCGGTACGGGAGCCCGCGTGCCACGCATCATAGCGCGTATCCAAAGACTGAATAACCGTGTTCGGGTCGGCGAAAAAATGCGCAGACACACTATCAGTACGGCGCTTCGCGTAACTCGCCTCATTCTTCGGAGGCGCATCATTAGCCGTGTTGTGAATCGCAACATACCGCTTACTCGACCCCGAATTACCGTAGCCCCGGGGCGGACCATCATAGGGCACATTAAACCGCGCCATCAGGCATCAACTCCATTCCCATCATTCACAGCTAAAGCCTCCGCGATTACTGCGAACCCGCGCCGCATCTCATCCCGCAGCAACCGCATCTCATCCCGCCCGTCATGCAAAGCGCGTAGCGTTTTGTTTTCCGACTCCAAATGGTCGACACGGCGCTCAAGGGCAGCCAGCGCGGCCTCTAACCGGTCCGCCCGCGCTTTCTGCGCCTCCGCCTCACCACGCCACAGAACGGCCGTTGTTTCGTCCGCTGAAGACCTCATACGCGCCCATAAAATACCCACCGCGGCCCCGATTGTTAAAACCGCCACGAGGGCACCCGTAACTGATCCTGCCAGCTCCAAATGTGTCACAAAGAGATCCATTCAGCCATCAAGAAACACCCCCCGTAGTCGGTGCGGGCGTTCAGGCTGCCGCCGCTGTTCTGGTTACCCCGTAGTTCAAGCCGTTCACCGACGTTGCAATACAAAACCCAGGAGGCGTTAGTGCGGATAAATCCGCTGTTCGCTCCGACACCATGAGCGGCAATCGGCGTACCCGACGTGCCCGTGTAAAGGAACGCGTAGCGTACACCAACGGTGTTAGTGTCCCAGGCATTGCCGAAATCGACTCGATACCGGCCGGGAGTATTAATGACTATCTGATAGTTCACCGAATCGGCCATGCTATCGGTATCGGCAACAACGTTGTCAAGTTCATGCACCGTGGTTGAACTGTTCGGGATCAGTTGCGTCGAGCCGGCCCGAATGTGACAGAACGGCTTATAGTAGATCGCACTCTCAATTGCAGTCTTAGTGTGCTGCGTCAATTTAGCCGCAGTCACCAACTCCCCAGCATCAAACCCGTCAAGCGCCGGAATGCTCATTTCACCTCCAAAACAGCTTTAGGGCAGCAACAAAAGAGGGGCCCGGAAGGGCCCCCGACCAAGCAAAAAGTCAGTAGACGGTCACGCAGGATTCCGTGTCCAGGCGACCCGAAGGCCCTTCCAGCACCCACCCATCCGACCGGGTGGCGTCAGAAACAGAAAACTCCGTCACCCACTCCCACACATTCCCATTGCGCACAATCCCGACCCGAATGCCCTCAACAAAACAATCCAGAGTGGGCGTAGGTGCCCCTGGTGGTGTTGCTGCTGTGAGCCGATCGGAAATGTCGGCAGCTGCCGCTAGCGCCCGAAGGGGCCCGTCACCGGAACCGGTGAGGGTATGCGCCTCCACCCGCAGCGTGTCACAGCGAGGCGCAGCATCCCGGTAGCGGCGCAGCACCCAGTGTGCAGCGTCCCCCACCTCGGCCGGATCCGCCACATCACGGCGGATCGTCAGCGCCTTGACGCCGTGGTCGGCGATGCTGGCCTGATCCTCGGCAGTGCGCCTCAACCCGGTTGACCTCTCCGCAGTCACCCGATTGTGGACGTGAGCGTCGTCCAGCTCGTAGCGCACACCTGGTGTCCACTCCGCCAGCGCCCACCGGACCGGGGCACCAATCCGCCTCCGCCGGCCCTGATAGGCGGCCTCCCCGGCCGCGCCCATCATCAGCACGCCCCCCGCGTCCTCTGCCGCCGCTGAGGCTGCCGCCCACCCATCAGCGCCGTCATCCCACCGGGCCGACAGCAGCTCGGATTGTGGGGGGTCGAACGCCCGCGACCCCCGCCACTCCAAACCGTCCAAAATCCGGTGTAGACGGTCTGACTCCACACTCGCGGATTGCTCCCGGCCGTAGCTATCAACCGCCTGATGCAAACCGACCGGCACGTCCATGCCGACAATCACATGATTGATGCTGCCTGTCGGGCCGTCCGCGTAGCCGACAGGTGCGATATTCCGTTCCCGGCCGGCAACTACCGCCCCACCGATCGTAGGGCTCGCGTACGCGCCAACGTTCGGATTCTCGAAATAGTCATGTTCGACACCGTTGATCCACACCTGAGCGAACGCGTTTTGCCACACAGAGCCGATACCGACCCGCGCACCAATATGTACTACCTGTCCGGGCTGGACAGCGCCGGAATCACTGAATGCACGTATGGCCCCACTGGGCCCCGTGTGCGCTTGCACAACCACGGTTCCATCTGTTTCCACCTCCACCAAAGAATGCACCACCCCCGTTGAGGTCCGCGCCGCCCACAAAGTTTGATCGTGGGTCAAACCCTCCGGCAAGAACCACAGGTCAACTGTTAACGTCCGGCACGCCCCCAATGGTGGGCTGCTATGGCGGGAAAGCTCCAACACAGCCCCCGACAGGGAATCGTTCGACGTATTAAAGAAGCTGCCGGATTCGCTGCCGTCCGCGTGCACCATCGTCTTCGTTGACCCGAAACCCGCCGCCCCCTCATCCGGCGGCGTGACACAGTTCCGCATCCGCAACGGCTGAACAGTCCCGTACTCGGGATACGTGTTGGTGGCGTCGGTGGATTCGACACACGGCCAATACCACAACCGCTCCACCACCTCCCCGTTAGCGCCCGTGCTGGAATCAATGACCGGGGCTTTAGGAATGTTGTTTGCGGAAGCCCAGTCGTGTACGGCCATCCGATACGATGACCTGATCGGCCGCGCCAACAGGGCCGAATGGTCAACACAGTCCGCTGACACCGTAGACAGTAGACCCGAATACGTCTGCGTCCACCGTTCAACATATCCCCTAAATATCGGGTAGACGCCGGAAAGCTCCGCCACGCCATCGGATCCGATATTGTCGAGTCGCACTTTGGCTGCCGTCACGAGCACATCCGTTGGGGCGACAATCATCATGCGCAAGATGCCATCGAACGGCGCGAAATCATTGAGCGTGATCGTGACCCAGCCGGCACCAGGGGGAGCTGGATCATCCAAATACACGCTAACAATATTCGACTGATCATAGCTTTCATAAATTAGACCAAGAAAACAGTCAGCCCCCGCCCCGATGTTCTGTAAATTCGCGCTAATCGTTACAGGCTGGCCGTCCGTGACGTGAACGACATCCGAATCGCCCAGACCAGAGCGGTACCGGACATCCTCCCCACCAGTAAACCGGTGGGCCATGCGGCCCTGATCCAGGACACCACTCACGGTGCCCGTGCCCGCGTCAGCCCATGTCACCCCCTGATCGGCGGAGTACTGCCACCGGGGAGCCGGAATCACGCCCTCAATGGGTGCGGTAACGCTCATTGCCGGTAGCCAATTATCGTCAGCGATCCCGTACACGCGGATGGGTTGCCGTGGCGTTAAACCGCTGAGATCAAAATCCCCGGCGCTGTTGTCGAATTCGATACGCGCGGTACCAGCCTCGATCCTATCCAGCTCATAGGTCCGGCCCCGGGTTGACCGTAGTGCGGTAACCCATTCTGTCACGTCCACCCACCGTGTTATCGGGTCGGTGATCCGCGCACCCGGTGCACCAATCTCCACCCGCACATCCGGCATAGTCGTCACAGCCCCGTGTCACCTCCATTGCGCCTACCCGCACGGACGATCTCGTCCCGCACCGTAAGCGCTATCGACCGTGCTAGATCCCGCTCCGCTGTGACGCTCCCGGCCACGTGCACGACCACTGTTGGTGCCGTCGTCGTCCTGGTGCCCGTCCGCAGCGCGGCGCGAGCGACACCCCCGGCCGACACGACCGGCACCCGCCGGGTTGCGTCCTGGGCGTCCCCCATGACCCCCTGCACAGCTCGTGTCAGCACACGCCGGCGGGACGTGACGCCCTCCGCCATCGCCTCAGGGATCGCCCGGCCGGAGTGGAGCGTCCAGCCCTTGCCCGAAAACGGGCCCTCAAGGGCTGGGGAGAACGGCAGCATCCGCCGAGCCTGACCGAGGACATCCCCCACGGCATCCTTAACCCTGCCAGCCATGGACCGGATGCCATCAATCAGGCCCTGAATGATTTTCCGGCCGGAGTCGCGTAGCCAGCGGCCCACACTGGACAGTGCGCCCAGCACCCGGGAGCGCAGCCCCGTAACGACGGACACTGCGCCATTGATGGCGGACCGGATGGCGTTCCGCCAAAAACCCCAATAGGCTTTCGTGGCGTTGACCACGGCAGACCACGCCGCCGGGATGGCCGTCCGGAACCAACCAATAACCGCCGACACGGCAGTTTTGATCGCGTTCCACGCCCCCGTCACGATACGGCGGAATGTGTCACTGTTCTTCCACGCGTACACCAGTCCAGCCGCGAGAGCGGCCAGCGCCACCACCACCAAACCAATCGGGTTAGCGAGCAAAACAATGTTGAGTGCGGCTTGCACTGCGGTGTAGATTTTCGCCGCAACCGTGATGGTGCCGAGAACCACCGCCAACGAGCCCAGCGCGACCACAACGGGCTCAATCCATTCACGGTTCCGGGCCATCCAGTTGCCGAAATCCACAATGGCGGGGATGGCCTGGGCGAGCTTTTCCACCACCGCCAGCTCGATTTTGCGGCGGAACTGGTCTAGCTGGGCCCCGGCTGACTGCTGAAGCGCCTTTCCCAAATCGTCTGATGCTCCGGCAACATCGCCGATAGCGGCAACCGCCTCAGACGGGTCAAGCGCATACAACGCGTCCCCTAAATCTTCGGCTTTAGTGCCGAACAAGGCGACAGCGGTCTGTGACCTTTTCACGGGATCTTCGATACCGCGCAGCCGATCCAAAACGGTATCCAAGCCTCGGGTGGCCTCGTCGCCACCCCTCCCGATCTGGGCTGCCATCGCGGACGCATCCAAGCCCAGCGCCCGGAATCCGTCAGCGGTAGCAGTCGTCCCGTCAACCGCGCGAACAGAGAACTCCTTGATTGCGTCCGCTACGGTGTCAACGTCCCGGGCCCCCGCCTCTAAACCCTGGGACAGCAAACCCATTGCGGTTGCGCCATCCAAACCAACTTTACGAAATTGGGTGCCGTACTCGGAGACAGTCGATAGCAGGTCTTCAGCGTGGTCCCCGCTTACCGCAAACCCCCGGGTTAACTGATCAAGCGCCTCATCGGCGGTTTCCGCCAACCCGGTACGGACCATTTGACCGGCAGCCCGCGCGGCTTGAGTCACATCCTGATCAAACGCCTCCGCCATATTCAGGGCTTTACCGGTGATGCGCTCAATATCGGCATCCGACGCCCCCTCCGGAATCAGACCAGACGACATTACGCGGCGGATAGCATCCATGTTTTCGCCCATGCTCTGACCGAAACCGCTGGTATACAGGCGACCCGCTACGTCGCCCAGCCGTTCGGCCTGCTCCGGCCCCATCTGGGCCGAAAATTTCGCTTGCGCCTTATCCAGGTTGAGCGCCCCAGCGAACGCCACACCCAGACCAGCGGCGGCAGCAACTAAACCCGCGAGAGCGAACGTGGAATGCTCAGCCGCCGCAGAAACCCGCCGATTGAAACGCTCCATTCCGGACGCTGCCGCCCCGGTCCGCTTATCAACATCATTCAGCCCGGAACCAATAGATTTGAGCGCAGACATAGCCGCTTTAGCATCCCCGGCAACAACCACCTTGAGTTGCCTAGTCTCAGCCATTCTGCGCCTCCTCATACTCGCGCATATAATCCGTGAACGCCTGCACTTCAAGCAGCGTCATACGGCGCACCTGATCCGGTGACATGCCGTAAAAGTGGCAGATGGCGGCTACATCCCGTAGCCGCCTTAGCCGTTTCCCCGGTCACGCTCCGGAGGACTGGCAAGAACCAAAGAGGTCACTTTAGTGCGACGGGCATCCTCAATGCTGAAACCCGGATCGGTTTTGCGCCCCACTAGCCACACCAGGCACGTTTGCGCCTTGGCGGACATCCGGACCGCCATCTCCGGACGCCCCTTGGCGTCAAAAACCCGGTTCCCGTCAGCGTCGACCACCGGGCGTGGCGCGAACGCCTCATCAAACGGGCGACCAACATAGTCCTCAAAGTCCTCTAGGTCGCCGAATTCCATCGAATCCGGATCAAACGTGAATTCCATCAACAACCCCTCTAGTTTGGGAATGCCTCGCTGGACAGCGCGTCAAGACGCGCCACCCACGCCTCAATCAACTGTTCGGACTCACTACGGATCGTTGGGTGCAGGAAATAGCCCGGACCGCCCGACCAACCCTGATACTGGTTACCCCGCCAGGTCCTGAATTGGCGGTACTGTTTCGACCCGAACTCTGCGCCCCAAAAATAGGGGTGGCGGGCACCGCCACCGGAAACAACGGACGCGCCCGTTTGACGTGCGGCACGTAAACTCCGCGCCGCTTTCCGGGCCACACCACCCACACTGTCAGCCTCAGATTTAGCACGCGCCACAAGTTCAGCCGCCAAATCAAAGTTGGCCTGCCGAACCGCTTTCGGGTACTGCGCGTCAACCATCTTCAGCGCTTTAACGAAATCCCGTAAACCTTCAACCTGAACGGCATCATCGGCGAACGTGACAGCCTTTTTACGGGGTGGCATCCTTGCTCCGGTACACCACCGTTACGGGGGATGTGGAACCGTCCCACAACGCCATTCCCTTAAGTACCTGTTCCATGATCTGCGCACCATCAAAATTGACTGGGCCTTCATCGAACCGGCCAACCGGGATAGAAATGTCCAGGGCCCCGCCTTGGGGTGTAGACCACTGCAACTCAACCGTCGCTAGCGTCCCTGAGGCGACAGCCGCAGCGACCCGCTGAGCATGCCCCAAACCCTCGAATTCGCCCTTCAGCTCAAACCCGTACTCCCGCATCCCCTCTTCCAGCGGCTCACGCTTCCCGACCGTCGACCACCGCTCGTTAGCAAGCTTATTGTCACCAGTCAGCGTGATCTCGGAAACCCCAAACGGAACACCACCAATATCGACTGTGCCACCAACAAACGTGAACAGTTGGCCCGTGGTGGAGTAGGTGGGCGTTGACGGCGCGTACGGTCCCGCGCCAGCGCCGATGTGTTCGCGGGCGAAATCAAACTCAAACGACAGCCCTAGAACCCCATCAACAGCATTTGACAACTCCCATGACAGGATCTTTCCCCCCTCATACGTCCACGGGTGCAGGGCTCCCGTGTTATCAACCCGGCCCACCTGAACCGTCAGACTCTTACCCGCTAGATCCCCCACAGTGACCGTGTGCGGCGTGAAATCGCCATCCGGGGTACCGGTTGACACCGCCCCGAAAGCGTGCGCCAGGAACACGCCTATGCCCGAATCCTGGCCTTCAATCTTCAGTTCCCCGCTCGCCCCTTTAGGGTTCGGGGCGAAACGGTCCCGGTGCAGAACCCGCTGACCGGCCCGGAACGCCTCCGAGTCGATCCGCTCATACGTCCCAGAGATCCCCTCCGAAACCATTTCCAGGAACCGGGCCGGAGCAACCGGCGTGCCGTAGGTGGTTTCCTCCGCCACCCCAACATACGAATCGTGAACCGATGGCATCAGGCTTCACCTCCCTTTCTGATCGTCTTCACCTGGAAGGCGGAGCCCAACGTTTCCGCTAACCGTCTTGGAACCTCCACCGGCTCACCCCGCACAAAAACGAAACCCCCGCCGGCAACGGCGGGGGCATACCCCTTGTACACCACTGTCACGGTCGGCATGTGGCGCGTACCTCCGTCTCGAATTGGCATTCGTATGCGCCGTCGATCGGCCACGATTTGAGGCTCCGGGGCACATACCCCGAGGTGATACAGCGTCCCCCAATGGAGGGGTCCGCCCGCAGCAAATCCTCAAACTCAGCCGCGAGCTGGACCGCGTACGCTTCGCAATCCTCCGAGATGCCGCCCGGGATTTGCACCGAGAACACGACCATGACCGCGAATTCTTCGGTCCGGCTCCTGTTGGTTGCCCACTGTGCGGACTGCCAACTGATTTCGCCGACAACCGCCCAGCGACGCTCGGGCGAGCGCGTAGGAAACCCGTAGGTCACCTGGACATCGTCAGAAACGACAACAGCTAGCCCCCGGAGTAGATCCCGGAGTGCAATTTTGACAGCTATCGCATTGCTCATGAAACCATCACCGACTCAATAACCCGGTGCCGGTAGCCAGCCAGCACAGCGTCAACCGCCGGCAGCCCCGTCTCTGCCCCACCCCGGCCGGGGGTTGACAAGCTGTAGGTGCCGCCGTCTGCTGGCTGAAACGAAGTGGCCCGGTCAGGGATACCCGACCGGTCCTCCAACAACAGCCAACGCGCGAACAGCAGCCCAGCCCGTTTGATGCCGTCCGGGACATGCGGCAGCCCGTGCAGGATCTCCACACCGGTTGTCCCGTCCGGCAGCTCCGGCCGATAGGCGTACGCCCCGGCCCGCTCGACCGCCACCGGTCCGGGCTCCGCCCCCAGGGCGGTCACCTCCGCCACATCCCGCACGGGCAACAGGTGGCCGCACTCCGGCAGCTCCCCCACTGGGAAGTACCCCAGCCGGCGGACAAACGAGCGGCCAGTGATCCGCTCAAACTCAGCCTCAACGATGGTCCGGACCGTCTCCACCACGCCGGCAGGGAACCGCTCTGCTGTCAGCTCCGGATCTGCCGCCCGCAGCTCCTGCACACCAAAAAGCCGGCCCCCAACAACCTCCGCCCCGGTCACATCCACGGCGGTACTGCCGCCGTCCCACCGGACGGCGTACAGCCCCATCGGCAGCAGCCCAGCCGCCAGCACCCAGCCGTCCCCGTCCGGGACGGCCGGGCCCTCAACGATCGGGTCAGTACTGCCGGCCCGCGTGACCGTGACCGTCACAGCAGACGGAGACAGCACATCGTCTCCGTCCACAAACCGGTGCCTCAGGACGACCGGCCGACCGACGAGAAAGCGCACCAGGGATCACCCCGCCCGCCGGGGACGACCTGGACGACGCACCGCCGCTGTCTCCCGCACATCCGCCGGGGTCCGCCGGACGTCCTCCACGTCCACCAGGACGCCGTAGCCGTCCGCCACGAGGGACACGGCCAACCCTGCCGGCAAATCTGCAACGTCACCCGTGGTCAAGCGTTTACCCGACGTGACACCCGGCACCGGGCGTGAAATGCGAATCCGCATTAACCCTCCCTCCAAAGACAAGGGGACGGGACCGTAGCCCCGTCCCCAACAAATCAGGCAGTGACGGTTAGCGCCTTCACAGAATTCACGTCCAATAGGTCACCCGAACCGCGCCACGTGACCTTGAACGCCACCACGTCCCGGTCGAACCCGTATTCATCCGACCGGATTACACGCAAGTTCCGAACCTGCCGAATCATATACCGGAACGGATCACCGAAGACACCAACCTTCGCGCCAGCACCAGAAACAGCAATATTGGGGTCCGTCATGACAGGCTTGCCAAGAATCGAGTCGGGCTCACCAGCCGTCAGGCCAGGCTGCCACAAATAGCGGCCGTCCGAATCCTTAATCTTCCGCAAATACGCGATGGCAAGATCATTGAACATGTAGATACCGGCACGCCGGTACGGGGCAGTCACCGAATACTGCAAATCCATCAGATCATCAAACGTCACACTGCTAAGGTCATCGGCGTTCACCGCGCCCGTGGCACGGGTAAACCAACCCCACGGCTTATTCGTACCATCACCGACCATCAGATCAGCGAGGGCAGCATCCGCTACCGCCTCACCCGCATCATTCGCGAGGATGGACAGGATCGGAAGCGCCGAATCGTCCACGATTTCCGTGGTTGCCTCAACTATCACACCGAATTTATGCGCCCCGATGACCGTCCTGTCCCAAGCCTGGTCCCCCTTGGGGTAGGAGGTGTTCTCTGTGATCCGGGCCGCACCCGACACTACCGGGGTAGCTGGATTCACGGCGTTCTTCACCGGGAATTCTAGATTCTCGCCGCCATCGGTCGTATAAATCTGGGCACGGCTGAAAAACTGGGACCGTTCCCGCATAGCCTCCAACACCATTGCAACAAACGTCGGGGGCGCAGTGTTACCGGCATTCCCCGGATCACCCGACGTGGCAGTGCGGAGGTCAAAATCTACGGCCGGAACCTCGCCGCGAGCCAACGCCCGCAAACTGTGCGCCTCACCGGTCAGACCGCCCCGGGATTCACCACCCGCCGTGGTCGCCAACTTCGCGGCGCGTTCGTTCAGCGACCGATGCTCCGCCTCCCGCTCTGCGCTCCGAACGTGCCCTTCGGCCTCCGCACCCAGAGCGTCAATATCGGCATTAATGCGGGCTGCACGTTCGTCCCGATCGGCCGCAGAAAGGTCGCCGTCGTCCTGCACTGCCCGCAGCTCCGCGAACGCGGTAGCGCGCTTCTCAAGGGCAGCGTTAGCCGCCTCCACAAAATCCATAGACCTTAACCTCATCTTCGAAATGGGCATAAAAAGAGGGCCCACCCCGAACGGGGTGAGCCCTACTTGTGTTGTGGCTAGGGTGCGCAGTTCGCGATTCGTGCGCGCATACTCAGCGCCTCACCCTCAACATCTGGCAGAAGCTGTGGGCGGTTGGCCGCAGCGAATGCCGCCGCACGATCAAGGGCCCGCTTACTGACCATGCTTTGACTGGACGCGTACGCTGGAAACGTCACGGGCGACACATCAAATAGCCGCATCTCCCGGACGACACGAAGCGTCCCACCGTCCGAATCCTGGATCAAATTGTCACCGTCAGGTGGAACCTGAAAACCAAACGAGGATTGTGTTACGTCACCCCGTTCTAGCGAGATAAGTAGGTCCTGCACATACGATTGCCGTTCATCCGCCACAATTTCATAGTGCAGCCCGGTCGAATCCTCGGACAGTTTCAGGGTTCCCGCACGATTCCGGCCCAAAATCAGATTAGCGTCATGGTTTACAAGCGCCCGAACATCATCACGGCCGATCGACTCCCGACCGGCACCGTTGGCAATCGTCTCCCGGAAGCCGCCCAGATCCTCACTACGCGCACCAAAGGTGTATGCGTATCCGACAATTGTGCGCCGGTTTTCACCGGTCGACCGGGTTGTCACCTCCGCCGACAGTATCCGCCGTTCCATTATCACCACCTCCCACATCCAGCTCCCCGACGTTCAGCGGACGCACAAAAGTTCGGCCCCGACCGTCCGGGACCGGCGGCAGATCCTCCAACTCCCGAACCTCATCCAAAGACATAATCCCGTTATTGACCGCCTGTACATGCGTAGCGAACCGCTCCGCCGTTGACGCACGCAACCGTGCGTCAACATTGAACTTGACGTACTGATTTACCGGCAGCAGCGCCGAGAATGCCTGCTCAAGCCGCACAAGCCAGGGCACTAGCGTGTAGTCAACAAAAAATTTGTTCTGTTCCTGGACGCCGGTTCCCCACGAGGATTGCACCGTAGGGTCGAGCATGTGCGGAGGCACCCTATACAGGGAGGCGATTTCGAGCTTCTGAAACCGGCGGGTTTCCAAAAACTGTGCTTGCTCCGGTGTGACGGAAATCGACTTCCACGACGCCCCACCGGTAAGGATGCCGACCGCGTGACTCTTCTTAACGCCCGCGTGACTCTTCCGCAGCATCCTTGCCAACACCGCAACCTCGCCCGGTTTAGGGTTACCTGGGTGCTCCACAACGCCGCTCATCGTGGTGCCCTGGGCGAAAAACCGTGCACCGAACTCTTCGGCAGCTAGCCCTAAACCGATTGCTTCGCGAGCGTAGTCGATAACTGACAATCCCCGCCGCTTTCCGGGTTTAGTGAACGCCGGAATGTGCAGCATCTCCCGATCGTTGAAGTCCTGGCCTCCGACATGAAATCTCGGGACCGGAGAGTTATCGTCAACGTGAACAAGCTTTGGATCTACCGCATACACGCTTATAATTTGGCCTGAGTCGTCACGAACAGTGCGGATGAACGCGTTCCCGTCCTCACCAACCAGGCTGATCATGACCTTGTGCCAAAACGCGCACGGGCGCTCTATCGGATTTGGGCGAGACAGCCAGGCCGGAGGGTCGACGGGTTCCCGCCGGCCCGTAGCCCGCACCCGCCGAAACACATCAATGGGTAGAGATGCGACGCCGTCCGCGATCAGGGACTGACACGCCCACACCGCCGCTAGCGTCCGCGCCTGGTCCGGGCCCACCGGCACACCCGACCCCGTGGCACGGGGTGGACTCTCCACATCCGTATCCCACACCGATTTCGGGCTGTACGTGGACGCCCGGCGTTCTATCCGCGAAAACAGGCTCACCCGTCCACCGCCCACCCGCAGAGGCACAGCAGGACACCACCAATAAGCAACCCGAGCCACGCCGCCAAGGCGAACCCCGCGCCCGTGATAGCCGCCAAACCTGCAACCTGAAGCACAGTCGCCTGATGGGCGCTAATCGTCGTCATCGAGCGCTGCCACGAATTCCGCCAACGCGTTACTCTCGTCACCCGTCACCCCCTCCATATCTACGCGGTAACTGTCAAAATCAATGAATGACACCTCCGTGCCCTCGGGGAGGGGAATAGCGGCAACGAACAGCGCCGATACCAAAGCGGCGATACCGTCGATCTTCTCACCGCTACGTTTCTTCGACGGTTTCATCAAACCGTCGCCGGTAACCTCCAACTCCACGTTATCGGCCATCCAACGCAACACCGGATTCCCGCCGTGCCAAAGCTGCCGCTCCGCCAAAGCCGACTCAAGGGTTTTACACGGATCATTCAACCGAGGTGCCGTTTGCGGCACCTTAACCGTGGCCTGCCCCCGATCCTCAATCAAACTCACAAGGTGCGTAGCGTTCCACGGATCAAACCCAACCAGCCCAATACTGAACATCTCAGCGTCCCGGGTGATGTGTTCCAGGATCACCCCGTAATCCGTTGTGGGCCCCTCAGTGACCGTCAGATACCCGTCCCGCTCCCACAGCTCCAACCGATCCTTAATAGCGCTCCTGCCGGCTACCGCCGGCCGGGGCAGAAAAAAGTGGGGCAGGACCGTGTATCCGTCCGCTGTCGCGTCCGTGGGGGAACCTGGAAACAGGAGTACCCAGGCGGTGAAATCCTGAGTACTCGCCAAATCCAACGCGGCAACGCATTGCCGGCCCAGCAAATCCTCACGGCCGAACGCGGGGTCACCGTTGGCGTCCCACACTGCCATATCAAGCCACCGGTCAGCCTGACTGACCCACTGGTTAAGCCGGAACACGCGGAAGGCGTTCTGCGCTGACGGCTTTTCCGCAGCCTCCCTCGCCTCAGCACGAAGACTATTGATATTTAGAAAGTCACCCAAAGCAGGGCTAGCCAAATACCAACCGGTGCCCTTCGGATGTTCCGGGGACGGCGGCACGCCCTCATCCCGCCAATCAGCATCCCGAGGAACACCCCGGATAAACACGAACCGGGCAGGGTCCAGCTCGGGTTTGTCGACCAACCGTAGCCCGTACTCGTGCTCCGCCAACGCGAATTGAGCGCTAGTGTAAGCCGCCGTGGTCGCAGCAATCAGCAGCGGCTCTTTTCGGGTGCCGAAACCCTGCCTCATGCTGTCCCACAGGTGCCGGTCCCGCTGAGTCAACACCTCATCAAACAGCACAGCGGACGGGTTGGTGCCCAACGCCCCGGCAGCATCCCCCGGCAACACCGCATACACACTATTGGATTTCGCGTGCACAAGCCGTTTCTTGCTGTCGATAACCTCAATGCTCTTCGACAGCACCGGGGACAGCTCCACCATCCGCTTAGCCGTGTTGAAAACAAGGGAGGCTTGATCCCGGTCAGCAGCAACGCTGTAGACCTCCGCCGACTCCTCCCCATCCCCCACAAGGTGATAGAGCGCCAGCGCAGACAGGATCTCCGACTTACCATTTTTACGGGCCATCTCAAGCCACGCAATCCGATACTGGCGCACCCACTCGCCGTGCTGGTCATCGTAGGCGACCGTTCCATACAGGGGCCGGATGATCTCGTTAGCCTGCCACCCCGCCAACACAAACGGCCGGCGGGCGTATCGGCCCTTAGTGTGCACAATCAGCCGCTGTATGAACCGGACGACACGATCCGCGCGACGATGATCAAACCGAAACACGCCATCGGCCGGGTTGGCGGGCCCGTGGTCGGCGATCGATAACAAAACCCGCCCTCCTTCGGCCAGAATCTACACCCGCTGGGGTTGACAAGTGGTCATGACTGAAGTTTCAATGGAGCCTGTCAGCAAGGAACACTGAAAGGAACCAAGATGCCCCCGCCCCGTTACGTAATCTTCGCCCGTGATGCGCTAGGCAACCCGCTGGACATAACCGGCTCCACCGAAGGTGAATCGCTGTGCGTCGACACCCACCCGGAAATCCTTGAAGTGGTCCGGGCCCTTCGGTCCGGTGTCTTCCACGATTGGGACGCCGAGATTCACGAGCGCAAAAGAATCGCGTGGTTCGCTTGCGTGGTGCTCGGACACGAAGTTGGCGCTGAGGTGTTCATCACCCCGTGGGGCCAAAAGTGCAACGTCCGTAACAAGGCCATTTCAGCCGAAACCAAATGGGGGCGAACAGGTCGACAGCTCCCCGTGCACTGGATTACGAACCTCAAGAAGCGCTACTGACGCTGCGCGGAGACACTGCCCAACCAACCGCCAGGAGGAGCCAACAGATGTTCACTACCCGCGAACTTGAAGAAATCTGGATCGCACTAATCGACAAGTGCGAGAAGGTCCTGAAGCAAGCCGCCGGACTTGAGAGCGTCGCTGAGAGGCTAGAGTCCGGTGAAACCGACCCCTCACTTGACCCCGGCAACATCGGGCCAGAGGCCATGAGGAAAACGGCCGATGACTTCCGAGCCTGGGAATCGAGCATCGGTCGACTGTCGTCTAAAGTTCGCGCTGAGATCCGACAGCGTGAAAACGCATAGCGAAGGGGCCAACATGAACGACTTCCAACGTGGCGACATCGTGACCGTCGAAGGCTACGAAGGAGAGTGGGAAATAACCTCGGTGGTGGCGCACTCTGCAAGCATGATCGCCTACGGGCACAGCCCAACTAGCTACCATCTCAGCAACACCAAAACTGGGATCGCACTTTCCACTAATCTCCCAATGGTCCGCGTAACCCGCTAGTCTCAGACTCAGCCCCGGAAGGCACTCGCCTTCCGGGGCTGAGTCTGCACTACGCCCGCAATTCCGCCGACTGTTCGTGAAAATAGCCAAGCTGCAACCATGCCCCATCCTCAGGGCCGCAGAACGGCTCGGCGGGCCCGTCCAGCCGGTCGTGCAGGTCCCGCAACCGGGACCGGTAGACCTCCTCGTCAGCGCCGAACGGCAACGTCGGCCCGGCCCTTGTCGGGCCAGGACCATTGGCCCCGGGCCTCGCCGTGAGGAACCGCGTACTCGCGGAATGTCTGGCCGAGCCCGAAGACGATCAGGTCCACGGTGTGGTCGTCGGGTAGCTCGGCGATGACGCCGTCCGGGCGGGCGGCTGTCTCGTGGGTCACGGTGGGGTCGCTGGCGCTGGCCACGGTGTGAGGCGCAGGCCCCCACCGCTCGATCACAGCGGGCACCGTCGTGTCGCGGGTGCGGATCACGATGGCAGGCGACACGACGTCGCCGTCCGGTCCATTGTCGATCTTCGATTTGTAGTTGACGATGTGGCCGATGGTGGGCGGCATGGCTCCTCCTGGATGCGGTGGTTGGTGCCCGTCCTCGCGCCTCTCATGGGGTTCATCCGGTCGTGCCGGGGCAGCGAGACGGGCTGTCGCTGTCGATCCTTGGCGGCCCCACGAGTTGCCAAACTTGAAGTGCTGGTCTAGCCCGCAAGCGCGGGGAGGGGTGCCCTTCATTGAGGCGTGGCCGTCTTCACTGGCTCACGACTCGGATTCATGCTACGACCCTCCCTGCAAGCATTCAGCCCCGGAAAGCACTTGCCCTCCAGGGCTGAACCTGCCCTACGCCCGCAAGGGGTAGGGGTCGGAAGGGGCGTCGTCAAACAGAGCCACGAACCGGCTCACAGGGCCCCTAGCGCATCATCCAGGTCGTCCCCGCCATCATCTGATCCGATACCCAAATTTTGGCGATCCCTGGGCGTAAACCCGAACCGGCCACCAAACTTGAGCATCACATCGGATGCGTCCCGCATCACCTGAGCAGCAGGATTCTTGACAAGGCCGCCATCGCGGCCCACCACAAGGGGCCCATGATCGTCCAGGGCCCGACGCGCACCATCAAACAGCGCCCACGCCGACACATACACGACCAGGGCGGCGTAATCCACTGACTCGATCCGGCCGACCTTTTCCAAATACGTCGTAATGCGTGCCCACTCTGCAAACGCCTCCCCCGACAAATCAGCCGGCGGCACAGGACGACCACTCACAGACCCCGGCGCAGAAACAGCACGGTTACCCGGATTCCCCCGCAACACCTTCAAATCGGGACTCTTCCTATCCGCCACACCAAACACCCCCTCAAACAAATTGAACTCCCGAACCAATTCCCACAAACCCGGGAAAATGTGCAAGCAAAAAAACGAGCCTAAGGCAGCGGGAGTGGGGGAAGTTTGTGGGAAAGTTTTTCTGCCCCCCTTCCCCTTATGGGGCGGGGGGTTGTGTGGGTTTGCATTACCTGAGCAGACTGTTTTGTGAGTTTTTCTGTACGGAATGCATACCCGGATAGTGTCGATGTTTCGATGCGTTTGTGTTAGCCTGGGCTGGGTCGAGCAGGGCTTTCGCCCCGGCTTAGCGTGCCGCTTTGGAGGAAATGACATGATCGACAATGAGCAACTTGTGGTCATCACTAACGTGGAGCTGCAAGGGGAGGATGGCGGCACGGTCGGTTGGATTGTGCCGGACGGGACGAGTCCCGACACTGCCCTTGAATTAGAGGCTGTTGATCACATCACCATCCCTAGCACTGAGCATGAGGACGAGTGGTATCAGGGGTTCCGCTCCGCGCTCTCAGATGCGGGGTATGCGCTTGTTGGCCGCCTGGGCCAGGATGGCCCGGTAGTAACCGCAGCGGTGGCCGTCAAGGGCCCAGGGGCCCCCTAGCCGGGGGGTGGGGTCCAGCGGCATTCCTGCGCTGGGCCCCTAACCGGGCCCCCTGCCGGTTAGAGCAGGTGGCGCAGTGAGGCCGCCACAACGACGGCTCCATCAGCAGTCTTCGGCCTTCCGGGGTGGACGTGGGGATGATGTGGTCTACATGCGTTGATGGTGCTCCACATTCCCAGCACACCGGATGGTCGTTCAGGTACGCGCGTTTCGCGCGGGCTGCCTGTGCGGAATACCAGATCGGGGGGTGGGTTCTGTTGTGCGCCTCCGCCCGTGGGGCGGTGGCGAATGGCCTTGGCTGGTGTGTTGGGCACCTGGTGGTGCCGTGGGGTGTGAGTTGTTTGCAGATGGTGCAGGTGTTGTAGCTCATTGCCTTTGCGGGACAGTGGTTGTTTCTGTTGGTTGGCATTCCCTGGGGGGATGCCAACGGTAGTAGTTAAAAGTTTGTTGCTGTAGGCAGCCCTTGGGGGCTGCCCTTTGTTTGAGTAGAACTGCTTTATAGTTACTGTTGTTGGCAGCCCTGGGGGCTGCCAACAGTAGTTACAGTTGTTTGCTGTTGTTAGCAGCCCTTGAGGGCTGCGACTGTAGTGAACAGTAAGTAGCAAAGGGTTTTGTTGCTGTAGGCAGCCCCTGAAGGGCTGCCGTAGCAGTAATTGCTACTAGCTGGTTTTACTGTTGGCAGCCCTTCAAGGGGCTGCCCTGTGACTGTTAGCAGTAGTGACTGTTGGGCAGCCCTGGGGGCTGCCCTCACTGGTAGGTCACTGTTGGGTCGGTCGGGTCGGTCGCCTTCGCTCCCTCCCCTCCCTCCCGTAAAACCCCCTCACCCTTAATAACCACCTACAAACCCGTATGCCTGTAGGCGGTATCTGCTGTGACCTGGGTCACTCTTCCGCAAAGGGGGGTGTTGCAGCCGCTGCTACGGTGTCCGCTCCGCAACCCGAGCCCAGGTGGGGCCCCCCTTTTGGCCCTGAAACTTCAGTCATGACCAGACGCCCGCGAAGGAGAGTGCCCAGGATGACCACCACCCCACTGTCGGCCCTCACATCGCCGCTGCGGCCGTTTCGGGCGCACAGGCTGCACCCGGCCGCCGTTAACGCGATTGAGCGTGAGCTTGCCGCCGCTGGACGCGCGGCGGCGCAACGGCTTGCCGAAAAGATTGCCGTCGAATTTGAAGACGTGCACCTGAGGAGCGCTGCCGCCCAGGAACACCCCGTATTTGTTTCGGCAAACGACTGCGAATAGAACCGCCTTGGCGCGAAGGGAGAATTGTTTGATCACTTTGACTGTTGATTCGGAGGCTTTGGCGCGGGGGTTGGCGAACGCCGGAGCGTTCGTGCCGGCCAATTCCCGGATGCCGCACGTATGGCTGCACACCAAACCGCCGGGGGAAATCCTGGAAATCGTCGGAACTGACAGTTACGCGGCAGGGCTGGCGACTGTGCCTGTTGAGCGGCGCGAGGGCCCCCAGGGGGAGCTGGACCGGCTGTTAGACCGGGGCAGGGCTGACACCAGGCGGGCGGAGGGGGCCGCAGGGGTGGAGCGTGTCGTCCGGCTGGCTGGACGGGGCACAACCCGCCTCATCATCGGGGCCGGCAGCGTCCAGGCGGACCCGATGGGCGGCACACCCCTCACGGTGCCCACGGTGGACGCGCCAGGCCAGCGCGAGCCCTACCGCCACCTGGTCGCCCTGGTCGATGCGGCCGAACGGCGACCCGAGGCGATCCCTGGCGTCCTGTGCGTTGATCCCGCCCTGTTGGCCCGGTTCGCCAAGGTCCGCGCGGACAAGGGGCGCATGGCGGATCTGCTGTTCGGGGCACAGCCGCTCGACCCCGTGCTAGTCAAAATCGGGACCCATTTTAAGGGTTTGGTGATGCCGATTGATCGTGATGTGCAGGCAGCCAACATTGGCCCTGAGGGGCTTTGGTAGTTCCGGGCTTCAGTTCCGATCAGAAAAAGATTCGGAGCCCTGGCCCAAAATGGGCCAGGGATTACCCGTCCGAAACAACGGCGCAGGTCGCGCGACCAGCATCACCGCAATGGAGCCGGTGCCATACGGCACCGGAAGGTGGGCGGCAACAGCGACACCGTAGCACAGCGGCCGGCGGGCAGCAACACGAAGACACTTACACTTTTGGGAGACGCATGTCTAAAAGCGCGACTGGTAAACCCTGGACTGCTGAATCCGTCCACGCTCTCGGCCTGACAACGGATGTCGCCACGGCCGGATCAATCCTCGGCATAGGCCGCAGCACAGCCTACGCACTCGCCCAGCGAGGACAATTCCCAGTGCAGGTTATCCAGGTTGGCCGTAGTTACGTTGTGCCCGTCCACGCGATCCTAGAGCTATTGGGGGTCAGCGTCGCCCGGCGGGAGCATCCATGAGGGGTTGTGGCGACCCTCTAGCACGTCATCCACTAGTAGGGCAATAATTCCCGTAACCTTAAGATCGGGTCGCCGTGCCTCTAGGGTTTTGGCCTCTCGCTCTGAGAGCCGGATCTTTACTTGTCGATGGCGTTTATCCTCGCTGCCTGGCGGTAGGGGCGGCAACTCCCGTTCGCCGTCTGTGTCTCGTCGCCGCTGTTGCATCCTTCGCCCTTCCGCGCACCCGTAGTGCTTGGTACCGTATTTGGTACCAACTTTGGTACCAACCTCATTGTAAGGAGGACCCTTGAGAGGATCAACATTCCGCCGCTGCGCCTGCCGTGATCCACAGACAGGCAAACAGTACGGGCAATCCTGCCCCCGGCTCAACCAGCGCCGTCACGGCACCTGGGGCGTCCGCCAGGAGCTGCCCCCGGCAGCGGACGGCGACCGGCGGACGTTCCGCCGGGGTGGCTACGGCTCGGCCGCTGAGGCACAGGTCGACCTGGACGCCCTACGGGCGTTGCTCGCCCTACCCGATGCTGATGACGCAGACGGACAGCAGCGCATCGGGGACCTACTGGCGGGTGTCGCGTCCAGTGGGGGACCACTGCCCGACCTGGACGAGACAAGGCGCAAGCTCCACAGCGGGCAGTCACTCACAGCCAAGACCACGGTTGGTGAGTGGCTGGACGAGTGGATCTCGGGCCGCAAGATCCGCACCAACACTATTGAGCGGTACAAGCGGGATATTCGGATTCACCTAAAGCCTCGCATCGGTGAGGTCCGCCTAGATCGGCTCCGGGTATCTCACGTCACACAAATGTTTGATGCGATCACCGAACGGAACATCGAGATCGAAGAGTCGAACGCGCTACGCCGCGCCGCTGTCAATGAGCTAAAGACACTCAAGGGGCGGCAGCGTCGCCGTACGGCACGTGCCGCTATCGCAGAGATGCCCCCATTCCGGCGGGTAGCCGGACCGACAACGCGTAGGCACATCCGCGCGACGTTACGCGCAGCCCTCAATGATGCGATAGCGCAGGAACTCATCACATTCAACCCTGCCGCACACGTCGAACTGGATTCGGTAAAGCGCCCGAAAGCGCTTGTGTGGACTGATGACCGGGTGGCGCAATGGCAGGCTACCGGTGTGAAACCGTCCCCGGTCATGGTGTGGACACCCGCGCAGACGGGCGCGTTCCTGGACTCGATCAGTGATGACGACCTGTACGCGCTCTTCAACCTGGTTGCGCTGCGGGGGTTACGCCGAGGCGAGGTCTGCGGGCTACGGCCGGAGGATCTGAACCTCAAGGCGCAAACCCTCACCATTGCTACGCAGCTTATAGCGGTTGGTGGGGAAATCGAAGAGAGCACGCCGAAGAGTGATGCCGGGGATCGCGTCGTTGCACTGGATCGGGAGAGCGTGAGGGCGCTCAAGCGGCACCTCACGCGGCAACGCAAGGCACGTGAGAGGGCCGGAGCGGCATGGGTGGACAGCGGTCGACTGTTCACCCAGCCAACCGGGGGGTGGATCGAACCAGACCGGCTGACAGCCCGCTTCGATCGGCTAGCTCGAAGGGCTGGCCTACCGCCGATCCGGCTGCACGACCTTCGTCACGGTGCGGCAACGATCGCGCTCGCGGCGGGAGTCGACCGGAAGGTCGTACAAGAGATGCTGGGCCACGCGTCCATCGGACTCACGTCCGACACCTACACCTCGGTCCTGCCGGAGGTGGCGCACGAAGCGGCGGAAGCCGCCGCGCGCCTGGTGCCCAGGCAGAAGGGCTCCCAGGCTCAGTCGGCAGACATCGATGAAAGTGCGTCCTGAGGCGGTGGAAGTTTCCACCATCCGATGGCACGGCAATACACTCGCGGGCTCACCTCGGGCTCACAATGGCCCCACTGATCGATGATCCTGGAAGAGAAAGATCGGCCAAAGCTCCCGGAACTCCTGGTCAGGGGCCATTTCTGATGGTGGGGCGGGCGGGACTTGAACCCGCGACCGAGGGATTATTAGATAGATCAAGTTCGTGTTGACCA